CATTTAACTCCGCAGTGGAAGAAAGGGCCTCCTTACATGTCGAAAAGGCATTAGTCGAACAAGACGATGAACATGCTAAAAAGTTAGAAACGTTACTCGAAGCTATTGACAATGATCACACAAAGAAATTACATCGGGTCGTAGATGCTGTTACTCAGAACCATGCTGGTAAGTTGCAAGAGGTTGTTGGTATGTACCAAAAGACTTTAAATGAAGAAGCAGGTTCCTTTAAGGATACTATTGTTGAAAACATTTCTTCGTACTTAGATGTATATCTGGAAGAAAAAGTTCCTGAGCAAGCAATTGCCGAAGCTGTTAAGACAAAGAAGGCTGAACAATTAGTAGAAAACCTTCGCAATGTATTAGGAGTTGACCTTGCACTTGCTCAAGAATCAATTGCTTCTGCTGTTGTCGATGGTAAGGAACAAATTGATCAGTCAACAGAAACCATAGGCCAGTTGAATGAGCATAATGACGAATTAACAAAGGAATTAATCAGAGCTCGCTCACATATTCTTTTAACTGAAAAAACAGACGGTATAACAGAATCCAAAAGAAATTATATCTTTAAGGTATTATCCGGTAAGTCTGAACAGTTTATTAATGAAAATTTTGATTACACCATTAAGTTGTTTGACAAGTCTGAAGAAGAAAGACTTGTACAATACAAAAAAGAAGCTCGTGCTCCTGCAGAACAATTGCAAGATAGAGTTATAACAGAAGAAGTTGATGTGTCAAAGACAGAAGTAATAGAAGAACAAGCTCAACGTGAGCCCTATTACATGTCTGAGTTAACTAAATGGTAAATTTTTATACTTTTAGTGATAATAATGAGATCTAAATGATCTGAAATGTTCAAATAAAGTCGATACAAAAGGAAAAGCGATATGTCTAAAATTAAACCCTCACAATCTTATATAGATCAAAGTCGTGCTAGTGTCTTACTCGAAAAGTGGGCTCCAGTACTCGATTATAAATCTGATAATGTTAAGGCGATTGAAGATGATCACACCCGTTTAAATACAGCTATTCTCCTTGAGAACCAAGAAACTTGGTGCATCGAGGAAGCCAATACAGCAGGAACCGGTGGTGCCCTCGGCACTACATCAGGTACTGGTGGTTGGGGTGCTGAAGGTGTTACTGCAGGTGGTTATACTGCCGGTGGTACTCCTGGTACTGATTCGTATGCAGCTGGTGATGCCCGTCTTCCAAAGATTCTTATCCCAATGATTCGCAGAACTTTCCCTGAGCTTATCACCAATGAAATAGTTGGTGTGCAGCCCATGAGTGGTCCTGTTGGTTTAGCATTTGCTCTACGTTACAAGTATGAAACCGATTCCCTTGGTGCCAATGGTGCTGACGGAGCCGCTACAGGTGCTGTAACAACAAGCTCGGGTGGTACTCGTGGTAATGATGGTAAGGAAGCTGGTTTCCAGGTTCTTGATACTCGTTTCACAGGTGCTTCTTCTGCTGCTCTCTCTGGTAATACCACAGCGGGCTTTACAGCTAGCGTAGATGACAAGGGTGTTGCTGCTCTCCTCGGCCAGTTCGAGTTGACAGGTAATATCCCACAGATGACTGTATCCTTCGAGAAAACAGCTGTTGAAGCTGGAACTCGTAGGCTCGCTGCCAAATGGAGTGTCGAGTTGGAACAGGATCTTAAGAATATGAATGGTATCGATATCGATACTGAATTAACAAATGCGATGAGCTATGAAATTCAGGCTGAAATCGACCGTGAAATGCTTATGAGAATGGTTCAAGTCGCGCTTAATGCTGGTAGTGGATCTGGTTACAGTACCTGGTCACCCGCAAGTGCTGATGGTCGTTGGATGGCTGAACGTAACCGTGATCTTTATGCTAAGATCATTGTTGAAGCCAATCGAATCGCTGTACGTAACAGACGTGGTGCTGCTAACTTCATTGTTGGTACACCTAAGGTTTGCGCTATCTTGGAAATGCTCCCTGAATTTCAGTGGATGCAAGTTTCTGGTAATGTAAACACACAGCCTGTTGGTATAGCTCGTGTTGGTAACCTTGGTGGACGTTTTAACGTCTACAGAGATACCCGTACGGAAGCCCAACTCGCCACATCAGGATATGATGGTGATAATGCACGTGCCGCTGAACTTAACTATGTACTACTCGGTTATAAAGGCCCTGAGTTCTATGACACAGGTCTTATTTACTGTCCGTACATCCCAGTTATGGTTCAACGCACAATTGGTCCTAATGATTTCTCTCCTCGTGTTGGTCTCCTCACCCGTTATGGTGTAGTTGACAACATTTTTGGAGCTAATCTTTATTACCACGTTATTATTGTCAAGAATCTTGGTGATGCATTCACACCTGGTACTACTTCGGTATACTTCGGTTAATTCGTGGTCTAGATATCACAACACATTTAAAGGTCCTTCTTCGGAAGGGCCTTTTTTTTGTCCTTTTTTAATTGTAGTTATATTTTTGAATAGCAAATGAATAAATAATTATATGGCAACAGTAGGACTTACAACAAATTTTAATGACGGTGACATTTCAACCCTTCCAGATGATAGTACGAGGGTAGGATCACCTTCAGCAACGGCGACGATAACATTCACAAGTGACGTAGTAGCTGATGAAACAATTCAAATCACGGATGCACTTGGTGTTTCCAGACTATATACAGCTAAGGGCTCCAATGGAACAGCTGCATTGGAATTTATCAAAACGGTCGGAAGTGATAACTCAGCAAAAGGCTTAAAGTCCGCCATTGAACATGCCAATGGTCATAACGGATCAATTAAAGTTGGCAGATCCAGTTCAGTGCTTACACTGACACAGCGTACAGCAGGACCTGGTGGAAATACCGTAATTGTTAGTGGATTATCAGCAGGGATCACACCAGCAACTCCAAATACAGCGACCAATTTCACTGGTGGTGTTAACAATCCAGGAGTTGATAGTCTCGGTAATACATTACCTGAAACTGGCGCGGAGATCAATGCCGGTGAAATAACATCTAATAGTTTTGTCGGAGCTGTCTCAGCTCAACCTCAAAAGGGATATGGTCGTGAGGGGGGTGCTGAAGCCAGACACTCCAGATTAAGAAACCTTGGCATTATCTAAGAACTCGCCAAGAGTTCATTGAGACTATCTAATAATAAGCTCATTCTCTCATCCACAGACCCTTCAAGTCTAACTACAGGCAAATTATACTCACTTATATAGTCTTCAAATATCTCTGATATAACTGTTCTAAATTCCGTATTAGTACTTCTTACGCCATCGTTCTCTAACGGAATATTAGGATCCGTATAGTAGATAATATCATATTTGTCTTGAACCTCCTTAAGAGCCTTTCTTCCATATATATACATCCATCGTTCTATCTTACCTTTGGAGTATAACCAATCAGAATATACAACACTATCCAATAAACATCTATTTAAAATAATACCATCGTATCCATCATTACGTTTAGATACAGGAAGCATCGCATTTGAAATATGCCGATTGACCATTAACATCTGATCGACATTAGTACCTTCCTCATTGATATTAATATTATACTTCCTCTTAACCCATCTGGTTACCTCATCTATATAATACCATTTTCCTTGTAATGTCTCCTTGCAAGAATCTAATAATGTAGTCTTGCCAGACGATTGAGGCCCTGTAAAACTAATTAACTTTGTTTGACCTGCCATAAATTACTTGCCCCACTTCCCATCCATTACAACCTGCGCGATTGCACCATAGTTAGAAATATCTAAAAATGCATCTCTAATTGATTCATTTTCCGGGTCAGCAGTCTTTCCATTATCTTTAATTAAATTTAAAAGCCGTTGCACCTTATCATTAAGTCTAATAGTAATTCCAATTAATGCAAGCGTTTTATCATCGGCTTTATCCATATCACCACCCAAAGAGATATTACGGGCACCATAATCATGTTGCTTCTGACAGAAAACTACAAAGTTTTCTTCTTGTACTTTGGCAAATGTATCCACTGTCATCGGATATTGCCCCACTACCTTTTCATATATATTTTTATTCATTTTTATTGCAATTAGGTGCATGGTGACCCAACCAACATAGGAATGAGCACATGCAATGTAAAAGAGCTAAAGGGAATTGACATGTTATAGTAAACATGATCATGAAATAAAAATTTATTACAAAAAATATAAAATTGCATTTACCTAGGGTATTTAACATTGACCACTTCTTTATCGGAATCATCTGCCTTCTTCCATTTTTTCTTAGTACCATTTAATGCAAATGCATAATTTAAAGTATCTGCCTCCCATTTATTGAGAGTAGCGGATCTTTGATATGCACCATCGTCATACAAATCATATTGGTAGTCAATCATGACCTCCCCAGAATTCTGTTTACTTTTTGTTCCCATTTTATAAATTCATCATCGTCTGCCTTCCAAACCTTCAATTGCTGGTTATCGCCCGGTTCACAACGGACAATGTCATCCTCACCATCATCATAAGTACTAATTTCTAATACAGTTGAGTCCTTGGTTGCTTTAAATCTATGTAATACATAGCGAGGTATATCAATACATTCTCCCTCATGTAGAACAGTTGTTTTGCTATTTAAATCAAAACTCAATTCGATTTCTAATACACCATTCAATACATAAAACGTCTCATTCTTTTTTAGATGGTAATGAAAGCTACTTTTCTTACCTTCTTCTACAGTGAGTAATCTGCCGCAGTATCCATCACCATTATGAATCTCCAACTCATTACCCCATCCAGTGAGGGTGTTTTTTACACGTTTCTTTTTTGCTAATTCTATATTGTTCATCTTTTAATAATTTTTTTAAACATTTTAACATTGTAATCTAAAATTTCAAGCTGTGAATCTGACATTTCATAATCAATTAAATCAGCCAATAAGGTGGATGGTTTCATATCTAATCCAAAATCATCATTATATTGAATCCCCTTAATTGCAGCTACTACAGGATTGGATGTGTCACAACTTTTAATATTATATATATTATTATCTACATAATATCTAAATTCACGTGCAAGGGAACATCCGAGCAGGTGATGAGGTTTATTCCAGTTCCATATACCTTCATCAATAAGATGTTTAATTAGCCTTTGACGGCCACTACACCATTTCTCCAGTTTAGTATACCCTAACCCCGTGACCTCAAAATATTGAAGATTGAATCCAAGCGCAATATAATCGGCATGGTCTGACATCCATTTATAACAATTAACAATATCATTCCAATCTTTTCCAGTTGCTACTCCAATTTGCATTGGGCCTGCGGGCAATGAATGGGAATTAAAATCCATCCAACTATCTATTGTTTTCTCTCCATCAAACAATACGTCAGGTACTATATAATAATTAGGATTTAATATCTCAATCCACTTGAGATAATCAACAGAATCAAATGCAGTTCCCAATTCAAAAATACTATTATCTAATAAAACCGGGATATCTGTAGTCTTTCTAAGATTATCAAAAAATTCATAATATTCCTGAGACTCTTCAAACAAATGGACCAATGCATAGGCATAATCATTATACTCTAATGACTTAGCTAAACAACTTATAGGACTTTCATGTGATACCTCAATTTTCATATATATATTATACTATATGAAAAAACATTTTTCACTTTAATAAATAATCATGTATGAAAATAAAATTTCTTGATGTCACATCGGAATATGAGATAGATATAATTGACGTATCTGAATATAATATAGAAGAAGAGAATGATATGGAAATTTTAAAAAAGGCTATATTAGATTGTGTGATAGAATATATTGAAGATAATATATAAAGTGCAAATGACCCAGCCTGTTATTATAATTTATAAATAATTATGAGTATGGGTAAATTAGAATTAACAACCAATTGTAATGATGTACTAAACCATTCCAGGAGCATTGCTGCTGAATTTTCACATCCTTATGTAACCACAGAACATATATTTATATCTCTTTTAGATAAATCGAAATCAATTAAGGAGGTATTTAAAAATATTGATATACCTGTAGCGGATATTAGAAAATTAGTAGTAAAGGATATAGTTGAAAAGATATCCAAAGCCGACTCAGCGAAAAAGGACCCAAACTTTTCCCCTAGGATCAGTAGGATTATTACGCTAGCTGGTATTTGTGCAAAGAAATATGGTAGCCCTGTTATAGGAACCCATCACTTACTAATGGGTATTTTAGATGACGGTGATGGTTTGGTACCTGATATATTGGATCGCAATGGGATTTTAATAACACATATTCAAAATGCTATATTAGATATTCTAGATCCACAAATGGATGTAGATGGACCATCTGATAATAGTGAACTGGCCGCGGCAATTGCCGCTTCAAGCGGTGTATATTCTAAGAAAAGGAAAAAATCATCAACCACTCAAGGAGGCCTGCTGGAATCATTTTCCGTTGAATTGACCTCTAGAGTAGCAGCTGGATTAATAGACCCTGTCATTGGCAGGGATGATGAAATTGAACAAGCAATTCAAATTTTATTAAGGAGGCAAAAAAACAATCCAATGCTAATAGGAGAAGCTGGGGTTGGTAAAACCGCAATTGTTGAGGGACTTGCCAAGAGAATTGTTTCAGGTGATGTACCGGAAAGACTTGTCAATAAGAAAATATATTCGATTGACATGGGTTCAATCATAGCAGGAACTAAATATAGAGGCCAGTTTGAAGAAAGACTTAAAGGCATTATAGAAGAACTAGGCCAAATGGCTGATAGTATAGCATTTATTGACGAATTTCATACAGTGATAGGCAGTGGAAATAGTGAAGGGTCTCTAGATGCATGCAACATTTTAAAACCGTCACTATCTCGCGGAGAGCTTACATTGATAGGTGCAACTACATATGATGAATATAGACAGCATGTTGAAGATGATTCGGCACTAGCAAGACGGTTCCAAACAATTTCTGTAGATGAACCTACGACAGATCAAACATTTCATATTTTGAAAGGAATAAAGGATAGATATGAATCCCATCATAATGTCAAGTATACCTTAAATTCATTGAGGTCCATAATTAATTTAGCGGATAGATATATCACAGATCGCAATTTTCCAGATAAGGCTATTGATATTTTAGATCAGGCAGGAGCCAAATGCAGATCCGGCCTCCTATCATCATCGGCATTTGATCTTGATCTGGAGAATGAGATCAATAAATGCGAAAATGAAAAGGCCTCATTAGTTAAAAATAAACAATTCTCAAAAGCGGCTGTATGCAGATCGAAACAGGTTTCCTTGGAGAAGGAATATGAAAATAATTTCATCTTATATGAAAAGAAACTAAAAAAGAAAATATCAATTACTCCATCTCATATTGAAGAATTGGT